TGTTCCAACCGTCGTCAGTCGCAAGCTGTTCTTTCCCGCCGGCATCCATGGCGAGCACAACGCCGCCGTCGCCCTCGGTTTTTTCCTCAGCGGGCATCTTCGAAGGCCGCACGCCGGGCAAGTCGTCAGGCATCGAATATTCGACGCGTACGCCGCCGGGCATGGGGTCGAAGCCGGCCGACTCCCGGCCAAGACCGGCACGAGCCCACGCCAGCGGGTTAACTGGCTTCGCGGGCTCGGGCGTGGGCTCCGGCGAGAGTTTCGCCGCAAAGCTGCGCAGTAATCGGGCGAATGACTTAAGCATGGTGCCTCTATAGCTGTTCGAGCAATTCGTCGCTGAATTCGAGCGGGGGCCGTGAGTAGCCAAAGCGCATCATAACCGCGTCGCCGTTATTTGGGCTAGCCACATCGTCGGGGGTCTTGTCAATCATCATTTTACCCGTCTTGCTCCAAAGCCACACGGGTTGCGAAAGCTCGCTCTTGGTTCTTGCAAGCTCGGGCAACTTCGACGATATCGAGATGAGGTCGTCGGGGTTCCAATCGGTCACGACTCCCGTTACAGCTTGGAACGTCGCGCGGAACTTGCAACGAAGTGCCCACCAACATTGCGCCTTATAGTTCTCGAAGAAATCCTTGTTGATTCGGTCGCCGTCGGTGCCTGGAACCGGCAAGTCAGGGTCGAGCACGCCGGCCGAGCCCCGGAACGCGAACGCAGCTAGGAAGCGATTCCAACGTGTCTCGCCCTTGGCCTTGCGCTCGGCTTCGCGTTCCTCGTTTATCTTGTTGGTGTCGCCACGCACGCCCGCGCCCATACCGTCGGCGTCGTAGAAAAAATGCTCGTCGTTGTGTTGGTCCGCAAGGCGCATGGCACGCTCGGTACTCTTGAACGTATCCGAGCCTTTGCCCTTCCAAGACTCGATGAAGTCGAGCAAGATGCCCTTGCCGCTGGCGTAGCAACACTTGTCTTTACCTTGGTCGGCTATGTCGTAAGAACCCCAACGCGCGCCCGTAACGTCGATGCCGAGTTTAATGTGCGCGTCAACCGCAGCCTCGACCCACTCTTGCGGGATGATAATGCCCTCGACCGAGGCCATGAAGTCGCGCTCGTACTCTTGCGCCCACACCACGGGGTCGGTTTTGGCTTTCTTCTTGGCGAACCAAGGCCGAAGTTGCAAGACTCCCTTTTCGTCTTTGTAACACTTGCGCGGGTCGTCGTGGTAATCGAAGTCGAACCGATCTATCAAGCCGCCGCGCGCACGCTCGGCGAAGCTGTTTGCAAGGCCGTTGACTGTTGATAGTTCGATACGGCAGTTCGTGTTAGCGGACAAGTTGCCGTCTACGACCTTCGGGTGTTCGACGAACGCGCCCTCGTCTGTAACGTATATCGTCTTACGGCCGCCGCGCCCTATCTTGTCACCGCATTCGCCCGTAATGCTGCTACCGTTATCGGGAAACAACATGCGCATGTCGGCGCTATAACGTGGCTTGCCCTCTTCCCATAGCCCCTTAAACTCGTACGGCAGATACCGCAAGAACATTCGGCCCTTGTAGAACAGCGAGTCGGGGTCGCCCGCGTTGTCTACCTTGTCTTTGATCGCCGAGCCAAAGCCTATCGAAATGTCATCGTAGAACAAACACAACGATATCGCCGTCGCCATGGCAAGCCACGAGGCACCGCAATCGCGCGACTTGACTAGGATGCCGTCGCCGTCGCCTTCCTCGCTAGCCTTCCAACGTGCCAACATCCAATCAATCATTTCGCGCTGTCGATGAAACAACACGAACGGCATGAGTATCGGCCGCTTTTTCGTACCGGGCTCGCGCATCTTGGCGTTACGTGGGTCAACGGTCACGCCCCAATCTTGTACGAAGTCGGCAATATGTGTTGGGTAGTACGTTTGCAACGCCTTCAAATACTGCGGGTCGCTCCGCATGCGCGCCTTGCGTTGCAAGCGCTTTTGCCAGATAGGCAGGTAATCGGGGTTGCTCCAAAAGCCGTCGAGCCGCCAATCGTCGGCCGGGGCAATCAATTCGGGCATTATGTCAACAGCAGCATTCATAATTATGTGACGTGTTTCAAAGCGCCTAACACAAAACCCAAGGCAACATGCAACTATCGTTACGCATGAGGTACACGACCATGAGCCTTGCACAACAATGCGAGGAACTAGCAGCCAAGACGGCTAAGCTCGTCGCCGATAGCCGGCGCTTGGTGTTGATGTGTCGATTCACTCGCATGGGATACGACGCCGCCCGAGCGGCTAGCCTAGTTCCAAATACATCCGTTGAGCTTCTTCGAGGGTCATTTCCTTCGCCCGCTCGGCCGCCGCGATAGCCGCAGCCGCGCCCGCAGCCGCGCCGGCCGCCGCACCCTTGGCGACCGAGGCCGCGTCGTCTTTCAGAATGCCGCCCGCACGCAAGAGGCGTTCTTTCGCTTTGTCAACATCGTGAAACAACACCTCGGTTCCCGTGCTCGTAACCTTTATACCCTTCACGATAACGCGGGCCGGCCCTTGCAACTTGGTCGTGTCGGCAATAACCGCACGTGGCACGCCTCGCCCTTCGCATCGAGGGCAGAACAAATTAGGCTCAGCTTGTGGGTCGTAGCCGTAGCCGCCGTCGTCGCTCGGCTGTTGCAACTCGCGCTTGCCTAACTCCCGACGCTTAGCGTTCTCATCGTCAACGGTTGTTAGAGCGTGCAAGTATTCCTCGAAGTCAACCCATTGGTACTTGTGCTCGGTGCCGTGGCAGTAGCGGCAACACTCATGCACGTATTGCGTTACTTGGTCCGCGTGTTTAAACCCCTCGACGATAGCGCGGTCGTGTTCGAGTATGGCCGCGTAGTCGATGACCGTAGCAGCCGCCGCCGCAGACTCATACTCGCGAACGCGTGCTCGAACGTGCGGCTTGTTAGATGTTTCCCACGCGTATTGCCGCGCAACGTGGCGCTTGCCCTCGTACTGATACGCTTCGATGTATGCGCGCGTAGCGTTGTTATACAACACGAACAGACGTGCGAACGCTTCCTCGGCCGGCGTCAATGCAATCGCTAGCTCTTGCAACGTCGGGGGTTGCGAGACGGTCGCGGTTGTTCCCACGGGAACTAGCGGAGTATCGCCCGCTTGGGGGATCGGGGGCCGGTCTTTCCGGGGTCGGGGCATGTCCAAGGCTCGCAAGGTGTATAGGTTCTATTTGCAAGCCTAGCGTGATTTTGTGAACTCCGTCAACGACTTGTATTGTAAATTGTTTTAGGTGCCAATGTAACCCACTACGCAAGACGAGCTTGCAAGCTGCATTGAGTAATCCTTCACGCGCGTATCTTTCCATATACCAATGTTTTAGATATTTAGATAGACAAGAGGGGTTAAGGTGATTACACTAAATATCTAAACCATTGGTAGAAAAGAGGGTAGGAGGGTCAAATGCTCTTGGGTCCACTCACGAACAGCGACGGCAGCTACGCCATAATCTCAAGGCAAGATGCAGCCAACGCCGGCCGCTCTTACTTCTATACGGGTAAGGCGTGCAAACACGGACACCTAGCCTTGCGCTACGTCAGCAACGCCGGGTGTCTTGGATGCCTCACCAAGTTTCGCGCCAAGATGAACCCATGGACAACCAAGCTTACGCCTCTTGCAACGTCGAAGCTTTGGACGGGGGCCGACCTTACCCGCGACGAACGGGTAACGCTTAGAGTCTACTTGCAACATTGCATCTTCGAGTTTCTACGCAAGAACCGCGCCGACCGTGGCTTGCAATATATGTCCGAGCTTGAAGCCGCAATGACTGAGATAGAAGAACGGGGCAAGTACGCCTTGGGCGACCCTCGTAACCAAGATTGAGACGCCATTCACACACATTGCAGCTTGCAAGGCGTAAGCTGCCCTCAGTTTCTACGGTCGAGGGGTAAGACGATGAACGAATACCTTGAATACGTTGCCATGCTCGCGCTCTATCAAGCCGAAGACGTGGGCGAGGCCAACCGCGACGACCAAGACGCCACCGATTGGAGCCACGACCCCGAACGCTCGGGCGCATGGTCGGCCGTCTTCGAGACCGACGACGAGTCACGCCTCGAAATGGAAGCCGACGACGTGCGTTGCGGCGGCACCTTCTCGGAACTGTTACACGGTGAAGCATGAGCAACGACTACACCATTATGCGGCGGGCTCAGTTCGAGCCTCATTGGCGCACGGTTGAGTGGAAGCCGGTCGCAATCGACATACGCGGGGCTCACTACGATGGTATGTTGCCCTCGGCTATCACTATCAACGTACGCAAAGAGGTGTTGAGTCAACTTGTAGGGGCCGAGGAAGGCGCGTACGAAGACTCGCTCGGCGGCCGTAGCGTACGCGACCCACGCTCGCACGTTCACAAGGTCGCCCAACGCTACACGGGGCGGCTCGTGGTCTACACCTACGCCGAGGCTGAAGACGCCTATTACGCCGTTGCCTCGGGCACGTTCTCGATTCAAAGCCGGGCATGTTTCAACGCGGCTATACGTATCGCTACGGCCTTAAAACTGTACGCGAGCCCCGACACCGTGCGACTGTTCCCTATTTCACATATCGAGGCACCCTGAGAAAGTGTGACGTAGGTCTAGCAAACTGACCGAGGCGTCAGTATACTGGCCTCATTCGCTACACACGGTAAGGGGTTGAACATGAAGACGACACACACGCACCGAGGCACGTGCCAAGCTTGCGGCTCTATCCAGGCTGTTGACAACAACACGAAGCTGTTAGCCAAACACGGCTACAAGGTCATATACGGGGCTTTTCAGTACGTCTGCAACGCGGCCGGTATCTCGCCCGCCGAGCACGATGTATCGTACACCCGTCAAACCATCGCGAATTGCATACGCGCCGCCGAGGGCCACGAAGAAGACGCGCGTAAGCTCAAGAGCGGCGAGCTTGTGCCGTCAATGTTCAAACGTTGGAACCCGAAGAAAGAGAAGGTCGAACGCACACGGGGCGGCGGCGAGCGCAAGACCATGGGCGACTATGACGCGTTGCCCATTGCTCAGGCGACCCCCGACGAGCGTAAGGCGCGTATCGACGAGGCCATTGCCGACGCTGAGATGAACGCCGCCGGGTTCCGAGGTCACGCACAGTTCTTGAACCGCGATGTTATCCCGCGCCTTGGTCAACCGCTGTACCCGAACGAAGAACTCACTAAGACCGCGCTTACGCAAGGTCTCAAGTTCTCCCACGAGGGGCACGAGTACGAGTTGATGCGCCCGGCGTTCTCGCAGTGGGGTAGCGACCGTCTCATCGGTTGGTACGTCAAACGCGTGGGCGCGGAAGCTCACCGCGAGTTGCGTTGGACCTCGAAGGAAATTCGCAACGCCATGAACCCGAAGCCGGTCATTGCCAAGGGCGGCTATACCACGAAGAAGGCACGGAAAGACGACCTCGATAAGTTAAACCGGGTGTTCGACAAGAAGCGCGACGCGATACAGAAACTGTGCCTTGACGCCCGAGTCGGCGGCAACATGACCGAGGAACAGAACAACATCTATTGGGGTCCGATGCAGCTTTCGCACTGGCGGCCGAAGCATGGCGCGTTGGTAGTGAAGGTGTTCCCGGCCGCCGCGCCCTTGGTGCAGGATATCGAAACGTTGGTAGCCGAGCGGCTTCGCATCAAAGCGGCCCCCGGCGTGTGAAAGTGTGACGCGCATCTAGGAAACTGACCGAGCCGTCAGTATAATGCGCCACATGGACCCATACAACACACTAGACAGCAAGAAGCGCTCGGCCGACCTCATCGACTGCCCTTGGTCGGTCGAGCGCGTGAAGCAAGATAGGAGTACGAATCCATGTTTTCCGCAGCCGTAGCAGCCTACCAAGTCGCCCACGAGGAAGCGTTGATGAGCCCGCAGTTCACCGAGGCCGAGCAGGAGTTCATACGCGATGACGTACGCGACGCGGTAATCGACGCCCTCGCGATGGGGTTCACGGATTGGGTCAGCGTACAGCGCTTCGGAACCCTACCCGATTCCGAGTTGCCCATGGGTTGCTCGGACCCCGTGCGCCTAGCCCCTCTTGAACTGGAGTTTTGAGCCATGCGTCGCAAAGCACAACCCAACCCGATTAGCGTCAACGGCGTGTACGACGGCGAGGCGAAAGACTACCTCGACCCCAACAAATTGCAAGCGTACGTCGTCGAGGTGCCCGAGCTTGAGCGCATCATACGCGCCGCCAAGGGTCGAACGTTCTTTGTGTCGGTGCGCCAGAATCCGCCCGCTCGTGACCAGTCCGAAGCCGGCCCCGAACACATGATGACATACAAGGTTTACGGCAACATTGTCGTAAGCAAACATCAGGCGTTGAAGTTCGTCAAAGACGCCTATAGCGAGAAGTTGCGCGAGGTCGCACGGGCTCGCGTGTCCATCTCGAACAATTGCGTTTTCATTGGGTAAGGTCATGCCCAAGAAACCAACGTTCGCCGAGAAGAAGGCGCGAGTATCCAAACTCGAACAGGCGCTCAAAGACGACGAGAACACCGTCAAAGTAGTGCGACAGAAAATGCGCGATGCCGCACGCGAGCTTGAGAACGCCGAGCAACAAGTGTTTGAAACGCGCAAGGCGCTTATTGAAGCGCTCAACGACTTAAACAAGTAAGGTGCAAACATGACGACCAAGGTTGATTTAGTGTTGGCGAACGCAACGAGCGGCGAGCTTGATAGGGTCGAGTTGACCGTCAACGACCCCGAGTCATGCGAGCGCGAGGTTATGGCCGCGCTATCGCGCCAACGTTGGGTACTGTCGGTTGGCGACCGTATCGAAGTACAGGAACAAGCTAGCTTGCTACACCGAGGCTAGTGTTGAATGGTGCGGGGTCGCCGACTGCCGCACCCTTGAACGCTAACACGAGGGTATCATGGACACACCAGACACACCGGCACAAGCCAAGGCTCGCGAGGAATACGTCGCGGCGTGTATTGCGCTGTCGAAGTCAACACACGACCTCATGCAAGCCAAGGCCGCCCACGAGCGCGACTTCAAGCGCTACGCCGAAGCCTACGGCGCGGCCCGCCAAGCGGGAGTGTTGAAGTAATGAGCCCCGAGGAAATCGACGCCGCCAACATACGCGGCAACAATGACCCGACGTTGAAAGCGATTATCGAGTTCGTAACCTCGATGACTGCCGTAACCGTGGGCGAGGCTTCAGGGTTTTGGACCGCGCAAACGTGCAACGAAATGCGCCGAGGCAATGTCGCCTTGTTCGTCGTTGCCATGGAAAAGGCCGCCGTGCCTTCGGAGGGTTGAGCCGTGTTGGTGCATATCATTGCAATATTCTTGGGTCTCGTTGGTGCCGCTACCGTGTGGCAGTTCGTACGCCTCGCACGTTGGCCGTTTCGTATCGCCGTCATTCTGACGTTGGCACTCGTGCTCGTATCGCTTCAGGGTTGCGCAATGCTACCTATACCCTTACAGCCGAAGAACGAGCAATATAACTCGAACATGGCCGAGGGCGCTTGGCTTGTGCTCGATGGAATAGACACGGCGCAAACGATGCACCTTAAGCGCGACCGTAACCCCACGACGGTTGTACGCTGCAACCGTGAGGCCGACCCGCTCGCCGTAAAAGTCTACGGGTCGCAGTATCCGAGCCCGTCGCGCGTCTTGCTAACCAACATCGCGCTTGCTACGGTTCACACCATGGTTACGTCGTGGCTCGATGATGAGGTCGCAAAGCATGACCAAGCGAACGACGGTTCGGTCGGCCCGTGGTACGTTGGGCGGATTGCATGGCATACTGTCTCGATTGCGTTCTCGCTGCACTCGGTCATCAACAACCATAACCAAGGCTGCGCATTGTGAAGCCCGGCGACACCGTAATGATTACCGATGTACCGGAAAGAGCGCGGGGGCTTGTCGCGGTCGGTATGCTGGCTACGATTGAGGAAATAGACGACCCCCGTTGCCGTGATGCAGCCGCCGAACTCGACATTGTGCAAATTCGCATAGTCGAGACGGGTTGGCATTTCTTCTGGTCGGTGTCGATGTTAGGGGAAAAGCAATGAGCAAACCACACAAACCGTTCCCGGTTCCCGAGGCTGTCATAGACGGTCGTTGTACGAGCTACCTTATCGACGCCGGTACGGTGAAGTATGTTTTCATCGACCGTAACGCGGGTGCCGAGGGCAAGCCGTGTTGGTTGATTTACGTGCCCGAGCATAAGCTCGTGTATCGGGCTAAAGAGTGGAACACACTCTCGACGGGTCCATTATGGGGCGTATTTGGCCGGGGTCATCGGGAAAGCCCGTTAATGCCCGACGGCCCCGCATTTTGGGTTGAAACAATCGCGGCAATTGAGGTTACAGTATGAGAAAACGGTACAGCTTGGGGAAGTTCGCCGGGGTAAAACACATGACGGACAACACCAACGGGAAAGTGTTTGCGTATGGTGGCGGGGTTGAGTTACCGAGCCATCAGCAACACCGAATGTTCTACACTGACGCCGACGCGCAAGCCGTCGTCGATATGATGAACGCACGCTCGAAGCCTTGAGCTTTCAAAAGTTCTACGCCCCCGCGCTTCGGCCTTGGCTGATTCGCGGGGTTGAGCCCGATTGGCTCAAAAGACACCCTCGCCGCACCTACGTTCGCGGGCGCATACTCTCGCGCCCCTCGTGGGTTTCCAACGAACATCTCGACCCCATACACGCCGAAGCCAAGCGCCTCACGGCCGAGACCGGCGTACAACACGTCGTTGACCATATTGTTCCAATCAATCATCCATACGTGTGCGGTCTAACCGTGCCTTGGAACCTTCGCGTCATTACATGGCGTCAGAACGCCTCGAAGTCGGGTTACTGGAACCCTGACCAGTTAGAGCTAGCGTTGTAGGTAACACTACGTATTGTAATACGTAACTGACGCTTCGGTCAGTTTTTCAGCTTAGGCACGGTCTTGACCGGAAGTTAATAGCGGTTGTAGCGGGTTTCAGGGTTGGCACGGGTGTTGCATCCTCTCAAGGGCGACTGACCAAAGCGTCAGTTTTTACAACCCAACATAGAGGTATGCAGACATGAACGGAATTGTTGCCAAGCTCGTCAAAGCTCACTACGTCGTACACAACGAGCACGAGGTCGAAACCCTCGCCGCCGAACGTTACACGTCCAACGTCGTCGTTGCTCAAGCCGACGGAACGTACTTGCGGGTGTTGCTCGTCGGTACACAAGCCAAGCTCGGTCGCCCACGGGGTCGGGCGGCGGCACGGGTCAACGCCGAAGCTCAACTCGCCGTGTTGGTCGAGACACACGAGCGGTTCTACGCCGCCGTACTGCGCGGGGTCACGACTCCCGACATTGCCATCGAGGCCGATATCGACTCGAAGGAACAGCGACGCCGCAGCCTCGAACGCAACAGCCGCTCGGCGTTTGCCCGCTCGGCAATGTCCACGCTTACGGCGTTCGTAAAGGGCGGCGGCGACCTTCGCACCCTTGACGCCGAGACCGTGACCAAGGCCGGCTTGCGAGCCGCTGTCGCACCCCCGGAACCCGAGGATAAGGTCGCGCGGCAAATACAGCGCGCCTCGGGGGCATTGCTACGGGCCGTTACCCGCCGAGCACGGGACAACCCCGACGAGGCCGCCCGCGAAATCGAGGGCATCATGGACGAGTTGCAAAAGGTTCTCGACTCGCTCAACGGCGGCGAGCAACCCGAGCCCGGCGCAACGACGGTTGTAGCGGGCGCGCGGCCCCGCGATACCGGCCCGGCCCGCACCCGCGTGGGAACCCCGTTGTTGAATAGGGGCGCGCTGTCATGAACAGCAACAACGGAAACGAAGGGGGCGGCGTTCCACCCCCGCCGCCGGCCACGCCACCAAAGCCGCCGTTGTTTACATTGGCGGCTGACGATGACAAATTGCACGTTGAGTGGCGTAGCTGTTTACTGCGCGCGGCGCGGTTTAGACTTCTCGCGATGGAAGGCGAGTTAGAACGGCACCGTCATCTCGACTCGCGATACGCCGCAGCCGTGATTGACGCAACGCAAATGGAAATGGACTGTTTGCAAGCCGGGATAGCTTGGCTTTGGCGGCATCCCGTTGGCTGACGAATCTGCGACGGGGTTCACGGATGAGCCCCGTTGTAGTCGGTACAGTGCGACACATGGAAACGCAACACGAATTCATCGAACGACGCCTCGACGGGCACCGACGCGCGGCTATTGAGGCCGAGAACGACCCGCTCATAAAGGCGTTTTTCGGCCCTCACGAGAAAATCGCTATTTCCGAACGGGAGCGCCGCGACTACTGTTTGCCGCCGGGATGGATGTTGCGCCGTCAAGCCGGCGACCCTCTTGACGCCCCGGTCAGTTCCGCCGATACTGTGCTCGCTGTCACAGAGTCGAGGGTTCTTGGTGAAAGTTCTTCTCATCGTCGGCGTAATCGTCGTAGCCGGTTTGTTGTACGGTTCCTTTATGGTTTACGTCGGGCGGTTTTCAGGCTTCAACAAGCTACCGCCCGGCTGACGTGTCCCGCCCCGTAGCTCGCGCGATGTGTTGACCCCCTCGACCGTGCCGCGCGAGCTATGGGGAAATGGGCGAATTCAACATATAACGGCCGGTCAAGGCCGAACCTCTAACGGTTCGCGTTCCTTCACCT